TGCCACTGCTGACCTCTTGCTGCCGCAAGGTGTTGACATGGCTGCGCGCGCCAACCACAACGGCATCAGCCTGCGTATCGTGCGCCAGTACGACATCAACAACGACCGGATGCCCTGCCGGATTGACGTGCTGTACGGCTACAGCACCATCCGCCCGCAGATGGCTTGCCGTCTCTGGGGCTAAACCGAAACGGGGGCTGCTAAGCGTATAGCGGCCCCCTTTTGAACTTCATCTGAAAGGAATCAATCATGGCTCTCCCTAATGGCGCTGGCGGCTACCAAGTTGGTCCAGGCAACCGCAACGAAACTACGATGGGGTACGCGGCTACTCCGCAGACCGCAACCGCAACCGCAACCCTGACGGCTGCGCAACTGGTCGGCGGCATGTTGGTGGCCAACCCATCCACGAGCGCGGCGACCTACACGCTGCCTGCTGCATCGACGCTGGAAGCCGCGCTGCCCAACGCTACCGTTGGCAGCACGTTCGACCTGTCCGTTGTCAACATCGGCACGTCGTCCGGCACTGTGACGTTCTCTATGGGTTCTGGCACCGGCTTCACTGACGGCGGCAACGCCGTCGCGGTTGTGGCCGTCACGACCAGCGCGATTTTCCGCTTCCGGAAGACCGCGGAAAACGCGTACACGGTCTACAAGGCTGCGTGATCAATCAGGGGGCTTCGGCCCCCGTTTTTGAAAGGAACGATGATGCCTAATACCAAGGCTGTCGGTGTCGCGTACAGCGACCCCGAGTTTGAAAGCGTTACCGTCACGGGCACTGTTACCGGCGCTTCGGTTAGTGGGGGTACCGTCTATGCATCCAGCGAGTTGGGGTACACCGCAGACGCGCAAGGCACCGTGACGCAGGCGACCAGCAAGAGTACGGCAGTCACGCTGAACACATCCGCAGGGCAGATCACTACCAACAACGCCGCGTTGAACGCCACCACGACGGTGACGTTCACGTTCAACAACTCCACCATCAGCGCCAATGACACTGTGATTCTCACGGTTGCTGCGGGGGCGACGGCTGGCGGGTACAACGCTTGGATCACTGGTCTGAACGCTGGCTCTGCGACCATCGCTTTGCGCAACATCACAGGCGGCTCTTTGTCCGAAGCGGTGGTGCTGAACTTTGCGATAATCCACTGCTTGACGTAACGGAAAGGGGCTTCGGCCCCTTGTCTCAATGGCTGTCATCTATCTTCGCCACCCCATCCACGGGGCCAAGGTTGCCACGATGGAAATGGAGGCAATCTACGACGAGCGAAACGGGTGGGAGCGGTATACTCCCGGCGTTGAAAACGAGCAAGACGCCGCGCCGCCAGTGAACACGCTGGGCCGCCGCCGTCGCAAGGAGCCCGAGCATGTCCACCACCGCGGGTGATCAAATCCAGCGCGCCCTGCGTCTGCTGGGCGTATTGGCAGAAGGCGAAACCACATCCGCCGCCGTCATGCAGGACTCGCTGACGGCGATGAACCAGATGATCGACTCGTGGAACACCGAGCGGCTGTCTGTGTTCAGCACGCAAGACCAAGTGTTCAATTGGCCCGCCAGCACGATCAGCCGCACGCTGGGGCCTACGGGCGACTTTGTGGGTAACCGGCCCGTCCTGCTGGACGACTCGACGTACTTCCGCGACCCCGGCACGAACGTCAGCTTCGGCATCAAGATGATCAATCAGCAGCAGTACAACGGTATTGCTGTCAAGACGGTCACGTCAACGTATCCGCAGGTGCTGTGGATCAACATGACGTATCCCGACATTGAGATGTACATCTACCCGGTGCCCACGCGGCTGCTGGAGTGGCACTTCATCTCGGTTGAGGAGTTGACGCAGCCGGCAACGCTGGCCACAATATTGTCGTTCCCACCAGGCTATCTGCGAGCCTTCACCTACAACTTGGCGATGGAGATTGCGCCTGAGTTTGGTGTAGAGCCTTCGCCGCAAGTGGTGCGGATTGCTATGACGTCCAAGCGCAATCTGAAGCGCATCAACAACCCGGACGACATCATGAGCCTGCCGTACTCTCTCGTGGCAACTCGCCAGCGGTTCAACATCTACGCAGGAAACTACTAATGGCTAACGTCAAGATTTCCAACCTGCCAGCGGCAACTACTCCCGTTGCGCCAACCGATGTTTTGGCGGTAGTGCAGGGCGGCGCTACAAGGAAGGCTGCGATTGACCAGCTTGGGTTCCTCCAAGCCGGCACCGGCGCAGTCACGCGCACGGCGCAGGCGAAGATGCGTGAGACCGTGAGTGTGCTGGACTTTGGCGCTGATCCGACTGGGGCGGCGGATTCTACGGCTGCCATCCAAGCGGCTATTGACTACGGCAATAGCGTGTTTTCAAATTTATCTGGTTTTTCCAGTGGAGGAGCAGATGTTTTTATTCCAGCTGGAAGATATAAGGTAAGCGGCCTCACGTTAAAAAATGGCGTAAATATACGAGGAGACGGCCGCTATAACACTCTTCTGTACATGACCACCAATGGTGGGACGATGATCAAATGTGCAGCGGCTGTATCGCAGTCATTCAGTGATGGTGTATATGGCTGCATTTACGAAGACTTTGCTTTTTCACCAGATCCAGCGGTGACATTTTCGTCATCAACGGTTTTGTGGAACATGACAGGTTTTTCAGTTTGTACTTGGAGAAGTGTAGAAGCAATATTTCAGGGAAATGTTACGTCATGGCAAATGACAGGAGCCACTCTTGCGGGCTCAGGTGGGCCAGCAAATTGGTACAACACTTTCTATGATATTTTCACGATTGGAATAAATACCGGCGGGATTGGTTGGGACTTAGGTGATACATCCGCAACTAAAGAACAGATCACAACTTGGAATTGGTACGCTGGTCGAACAGCGACACAAGGGTCTACCGGAACAGGCATGAAAATCAACAGCGCAACTGGTGTTAACTTGTTTGCGCATACGTTTGAAAATTGTACAAATGAGCTTTTGATTGGTTCCGCTGCTGGCACACGCGGTTGTCAAGCAGTAAATCTTTTTGGTTGTTATTTTGAAGGGTCTGCTGGCGGATACACGATCTATGCAAACGCGACAGACACACAAATTATTGGAGGCTTTGCAACAGGTGTAGCAAATACAAATTCTGGAGTTAATACCACCATTTTCAACTCAGCACAATTTCAGTTTCCTGTAACTAACAACGCAAACTCATTTAATCTAATTCAAGCCAATGCAACTAATAAACCACAAGTCAAAGGAAGCACTGAGCCTGGATGGCGTTTGAATAATAGTGCTGGTAATTGGCTTGACATTGCAAACGGTGCTGCCACAAGTTCAGCTTCGGACTATCTTCGCGTCACTGATGTTTTGGGGCGGATTTTATTAAAATCTGGCGCTGCCTCGGCTCAGTTTTATGCGTCACAACTCTCGCTTGGAAACCAAAGTACAACTTCAATATTTGTAGGTTCTGGGTCACCAGAAGCTGTTATCACGGCAACTGTCGGGTCGCTATATATGCGTACTAACGGAGGGGCTGGGACTTCCTTATATGTTAAGGAAACCGGCAGCGGAAACACTGGATGGGTTGGTAAGTGACCCCCCGTCCCGCCCCCCACGTCATCCGCTGGTTCCTGCGAACCTTCGGCTACGGCGGCATCACGCTGCCACCGCTGGGCATCTTCATCCTAGCCGAGCGCATTAACGAGACGGCGCTTGTCAGGCATGAGCAGCGGCACTGGCTTCAGTACCAGATGCTCGGCGCGCGGCGGTTTTATTTGCGCTACATCTGGTACACAATTCGCTACGGCTATCGGAACAATCCGATGGAAGTTGAAGCCCGCGCGGCTGAAGTAAGCACGGCATGAAAACGCCTATTCTCGGATCAGCGTATGTTGCCCGCAGCGTCAATGCTGCGGACAACCGCATGATCAATCTGTTTCCGGAGATCGTACCGGAGGCAGGCAAGGAGCCGGCGTTCTTGCAACGCGCGCCGGGGCTGCGGCTGCTGGCGTCTGTCGGCAGCGGGCCTGTCCGAGGTTTGTGGGCCTTCGGCGGTTACGGATATGTGGCCAGCGGCAACACGCTGTACCGCGTCGATTCCAGTTGGCAGGTGACCACAATCGGCACGCTGACGGGCACCGGCCCGGTCAGCATGGCCGACAACGGCACGCAGTTGTTCATCGCCTGCAACGGCCCCAGCTACATCTACTCCGGCTCGGGTCAATTCGCGCAGATCACAGACCCAGACTTCCCCGGCGCGGTAACGGTCGGCTACCTTGACGGGTACTTCGTCTTCAACGAGCCTACCAGCCAGCGCGTATGGGTCACAAGCCTGCTGGATGGCACCTCGGTAGACCCGCTGGACTTTGCGAGCGCAGAGGGCTCGCCAGACGGCTTGGTGAGCCTGATCATCGACCACCGTGAAGCCTGGCTTTTCGGCACCAACTCGGTCGAAGTCTGGTACGACAGCGGCGCCGCTGATTTTCCTCTGACGCGGATTCAGGGTGCGTTCAACGAGATCGGTTGCGCTGCAGCGTTCTCTGTGGCTAGGCTGGACAACGGGCTGTTTTGGCTCGGCGCTGACGCGCGCGGGCGCGGCATCGTCTACCGTGCGAATGGCTACACGGGCCAACGCATCAGCACGCACGCGGTGGAATGGCAGATTCAGCAGTACGGCAACTTGGCTGACGCGGTGGGGTACACCTACCAGCAAGACGGCCACGCCTTCTATGTGCTGAACTTCCCCACGGCCAACACCACTTGGGTCTATGACGTGTCCACCAGCGCCTGGCATGAGCGTGCCGGCTGGGACACGTCGAACGGCGTGTTCACACGCCACCGCGGCAACTGCCAGATGTCGTTTGCCAACGAGATCGTTGTGGGCGACTACGAAAACGGCAACATCTACGCGCTGGACTTGGATGTGTACGCCGACAACGGCACGGCGCAAAAATGGCTGCGGTCGTGGCGGGCGCTGCCCACGGGCAAGAACGATCTGAAACGCACAGCGCACCACACGCTTCAGCTTGACTGCGAAACGGGCGTGGGGCTTAATGTCTACGATCCCCCGGAGATTGTTGAGACGGTTCTCGGGTTCTTGCTGGCCGAGGACGGGGCTGTCATCACCACTGAAGACGGCGTGCCGTTGACAGTCACTTCGTCGGCGGTGCTGACGACATCCCCCAAAGTTATGTTGCGTTGGAGTGATGACGGCGGGCACACTTGGTCAAACGAACACTGGACGTCAATCGGCCGCGTCGGAGAGTATGGCCACCGCGCGTTCTGGCGCCGGCTAGGCATGACGCTGAAGCTGCGCGACCGCGTGTACGAGATCAGCGGCACAGACCCCGTAAAGATTGCCATCATGGGTGCTGAGTTGAACATCAGCGGCACCAACGCATGACCAGCCCGCCGAACATCACCAATATCACGCCGCCGCGTGTGCCGTTCGTTGACGACCGGACGGGCCTGATCTCGCGTGAGTGGTATCGGTTTTTGCTGAACCTGTTCACGCTGACGGGCAGCGGCCAAAGCGCCGCTACGCTGGAAGATTTGCAGTTAGTTCCGTCGCCGGTTGATTACACCGCAGAAATAGCTGCAGTTGCAAACATCGCTGAGATCGGCACGCAGCCACCTGTCATCTTCGGCACGTTGGCGTACCAGAACTCGGAAAACGCATTCGTCACCCGGCTGAACACCGTAAGCGCAACGACGGGGGTGCGCAACGGCACGCTGGCCGAAGACAGCGGGTTTGTCACGCTTCTGGGGACGAACGGTGCAATCACAGGTATTGGCACCACGGCAGTAACGGTCACGCAAGCTACGGGCTTCCGCCCGTTTGCCAGCAACACTTACAACTTGGGCACTAGCGGTCAACGCTGGGCGTCCACGTACTCCACCGAATTTCTTGCTGGTCCAGCGCAAGAAGCTCGCTACAAAGAAGACAGTGGATTCGCTCTTGTTGCTGGCGACAATGGCGTCGTCACAGCTATCGGCACGACCGGAATTACGGTCACGCAGGCTACGGGCTTTCGTCCGTTCCTTGACAACACCTACGATCTGGGCACTAGTGGCCAACGCTGGGGCACTGTCTACGCAGCCGTAGGTACGATCAATACGTCTGACGCCACCGAAAAGCAGCAGATTCAAGAACTGACCGACGCAGAGCGGCGTGTAGCGCAGCGCGTCAAATCGTTGGTGCGTACTTTCAAGTGGAACTCCGCCGTCGACCTAAAAGGCGATGCGGCGCGCACGCACGTCGGCGTCATGGCGCAGGATGTCTACGCTGCATTTGCCGCAGAAGGTCTTGACGCAAACAAGTACGGATTGTTCTGTAGCGATGATATTCCAAACGCTGATGGCACTGTGACCGCTAGGTTGGGTCTGCGCTATGATCAACTGCTGACGTTTGCCCTTGCGGCTTTGTAAGGACTCTTATGGCCATTCTCTCGCCCGCACCCAAACTTCAGTTCTTCGACGCCAACGGCGTGCCTCTGTCTGGCGGGAAGCTGTACTCCTACGCTGCCGGCACGACCACGCCGCTGGCCACTTACACCTCGGCCAGCGGCCTGGTGGCCAACACCAACCCCATCATTCTCGACAGCCGCGGCGAGGCGTCGGTGTGGCTGGGCGACACTTCGTACAAGCTCAAGCTGACCTCAGCCACTGACGTTGAGATCTGGACGGTGGACAACATCGACGTCATTTCGGCGCTGACCACACTGTCCGCGTCCA